GTATATTTACTGTAATCAAGACCTTGAGGAGTAGGGGTAACTGGAGCCTGAGGAGCTTGAGGAGTAGGGGTAACTGGAGCCTGAGGAGCTTGAGGAGTCTGAACTACTGGAGCTTGAGGTTGCGAAGTAACTGGACTTTGATATGTTCCAGCACCATTTGGTAAAGTTCTTGTCACAGGAGAAAATGGACTTCCACCCGGAGAAAGGGTCATTGGAGTAGTTGCCTTCGGTCGCATAGAATTGAAGATGTCTGATATTCTTGGGTTTGGTGTGAAATTGTAATTAAATGGTGCCATGTTATTAAAATTGATTAGTGTAACCTGAACCTACTAATTTGTTACCCTTATTAGCTAATAATCCTGCCGCTCTCTTTTGTCCTGCTACTTTCGCTGCATTAACTTGGGTTCCTTGGAATCCTTGATTGGCACTGTAAACACTTGAAAGCCCTCCAGGAGTTACCCCTCCTGATGTTACATTAGGATTATAATTCTGAGTTCCTAGACTGTAGTATTGAGATAAACCATTGGCAGCCGAATCTCCGAATTTATAACCAAAATCTCGGGCAGTGTTTCCAATCTCATTTCCTTGCTTAGTTCTAGCATAAGCATCATTTTTAGTATAAGTATCCCCTAATTGTTGAAGTTTTTGAGCACGCCCACCCGAGAAAAGAACCCCTTGATTTGCGGCAGTTTGGTCTTGATTTGTTTTTTCTGTTTGAAATTTTGTGGCTTGGTCGTCTAGGTACTTTTGATATTCAGCTTGTTGTCCAGCTAATTTAACATGAGCATCTTCAGTTTCTTTTTTTTGTTCAGCTTGGTAAAAAGGGGAAACGGCTGCTGTTCCTTGAGCTAAAGCACTAGCTTGGTCAGCATCGCTAAATGGTTTACCTGCACTGTTCACTAGAGCACTATAGTCTCCTGTAGTTGTTGCGTAAGTAATTGATTCTGGACTGTTTCCCACAAGAGCTGGGTGTGCAGCCGCTGCGGATGAATACTCAGTATCAAGTTGAGATTGGGTTTGAGGTTGAGTTTGAGGAGCTATAGGAGCTGGATTACTTGGTTGAGTCTGTTGACCTGAAATCGCTGCAATAGTTCGTGGTCCAAAATACCCTACACCAGTTGAGTTATTGACTCCTGTTCTCTGTTGTAGAGCCGCAACCGCTTTAGTAGTTTGTGGTCCATACGTCCCATAGCCAGTATTGACTTGAGCCTGAGTCATATATCCATTAGCCACAAGGTAATCTTGAAGCTGTTTAACTGCTTGTGTGTTATTGGAACCTGGTTGTAAGTTTACTTGTGGAAACATGTTATTATTGTTAATTTATAATACCATTTTTTATTAATGTTCATAGGCCGCACACTGATATTGTATTTGAAAATCATTCGCACTACCCTTATTTGTTGTCTCAAAACAGACATTATTTTCCGCTCCTGTAGGTACAGTTGCTGTAAGCGTTGTCACCGAAGAAATACTACCTCCATTCAATCTGGTGTAGTAGTTAATTCCAGTAGGAGTTATTCTTAGAAGAAGTTCTACGGTATCGCCATCAACTACAGTAACTAAAGTCCCGGAAAAAGTAACTGTCCCACCTCCATTACACTGAACTGCGATTATTGTAGTAACACCGGAACTTTTTTTAATTTCAAAACCACAATAGTTTTTCCCTGTTTCTGTAACCCCACTTCCAGTCATTGTCATATTACCTAATCCAACAAACCCCACCCCATCTCCGGCACTGAACCCACTTAGTGCTGCAAATCCACAAGTGAAAGAAGCTCTATTACTAAATACAAAATTCGTTACCCACCAAAGAGCACGGGACCAGTTAGTAGCCACTGCTCCTGGTGCAACTACCATTCCATTGTTGCCGAAAGTAGGAGTGACTGTGGCCCCAGTAAGAACAAAACGTCCTGAGTTTTCGAAGTTTGTGTAAGCCTTCAAGTTAAGTGAAGCGATTCCTATGAATGTTCCATATCCACTAGAATCAATCATTGCATTATTATTGATATTTATTTCACCAGCTGTGATTGAACCTAGGTTGGCTGAAATAGCGGAAAGTGTATTCGCTACAATATTATTTGCCACTACTTGAATAGTTTGAGTAAGAGCATAAGATGCGGTTACGCTTCCATTTTGAGCAACAGCAATTAAAACCTTTCCGGGACCAATAATATTAGATTGAGTAGTGGTAACTTGATAAGCGGTTAAGGAAGCGTTTATATTTAAATAAATATAATTTTGAGCAGTCATATTTCCTGTATTACCAGCAGAAATAGAGTAAGAGACTCCCTTAGCAGATGTGAACACACCACTTGTCCACGCTACAGTATCAGCATCTGTTACTGAAAACACACAGGTTTGTATCCACCCTAAATCAGCAATATCGAATGTCGTAACAGGAATTGACCCAGGAGCGATAACCTCTCCATTTAATTGTTCTGCATTTGTGTTTATGTCAGTAACTGAGTTACCAGAAGCTATGGCCGAACTTGGTGTAGGAGAAAGATTTGAAGCAACATCACCAGCTCCAAGTGTCTCAGATGTCTGAGGTTCGGTCTTATAAAGATTTCTATTCAATTGTAATTCTGTGAGGTTCATATTTAATTTTTATTAAAACCTTCATCTTGTAGACTAAGTATCTCAATGCCACAAAAAACTATTGCTGTTCCATTAGTGCTTCCTCTAAGTCTAAAACGAATAATACTGAAATCATTGGTATTGGCATTTGGAAACAGAGAGTCATATTCTTCATCAAGTGTATCAATATCTTCCCAATCATTTACTGTTGCCTTCTGTGTTTGATACTGTAAAAGTGCTCCGCCTCCGTTGTATGAAGAAACCATCATTCCACTAATTTTCTTTGACTTAGAATACATTTCTAAAAATGAACGCCATCTATCAATAAAGTCGTAATAAATAGCTACACCAAAATCATCATTTCCTGAGTCAAGTTGACCGACCTTTCCAGTTGATGTTCCAACAACTTGATAAAGAGTAGTCCCGTCATCGAATGGAGTAAGAGCTGTGATTGTATTATTTGTGAAATCGTAAATAGTCCACACTTGAGTAGAAATGGTATAACGCATCTGACAATTTGTGTATGTCACACCCTCAACTGTTACAGGTCCAACTGACCACTTTACAGCATCATATCCATCATAAATTCCTACAATGTTGTCGTATGCAGAACGAGGAATAGCTTTAACAAAATCAATCACACGCTTTGATATTTCAGTTGGTTGACCGTCATAATTGAACTGATAAAAACCAGAAGAGTGATGAAAATATAACCCATTTTTTGCTTGAACAATTGATTCCTGAGAATATGTTCCAACATTGTATGCTGGGTAGGGGTCGACATTTGTTGAACTATAAACTCGATAAATATGATTTTGTTTAAAAACTAAAAGTGCTCGAGGTACTCGGAAAAGACCAGTCATTGATTCACCATCTTGAGAGGAAAGGGTTGAGATAAAGTTAGTTGCGGTATAAGTAATTGAATAAGTTGAAGGAGGTGTGAATTGAACAATGTCAGAAAAATATAAGGCATCAGTGGTTTTATTACCAACCCAGATACGCCCATCAAATCCAGCTTGAACAAAGTGTCCAACTGGCATTGTAGTTGCTGGAACAAATCCGGCAGTTGCCGCAAAAGCACCTCCATTCGATACTTGAAGAGCATCAGTACCATTTACCATATATAGGTAATTCAACCACTGACTAAATCTAGCCTTTGTCGAAACTGAAGTGGTTCGAACTGATGACCATGCACTTCCAGTCCACACTGAAACATCAGTACCAACTTGAGAAAATAGTTTTTTTATTCCACCTTGAATGTTTAGTGTCCCAAAAGAGGTAATACTTCCACTCCTACCAGTGTAAAGAATCTGTGCTCCTGGTCGTGTTTGCCACGCTCCAACTCGGTCAAAGTTCATATTAATAGCAAGTTGAACTGAGTTTTCAGGTGTAACAGTATCATTAAGTTGAGCAGAACGAATAACTCCTTCAGTTGGATAAGGTATTTTTACATTTTGTAGGTTTTTTGACATATTTTTTAATATTCCTAACCCTCTCCCCGTGGGTACAGTAGGGAGAGAATAGAAATACTAAGAAATTGCAGTCACAACTCCGTTAACTACAGTTATTGAAGTAACTGCTCCTGGTCCAAAGTTAACACCAGAACCAATGTTCGGTCCTGTATAACCAGTAAATCCAGTAGCTAAACCTTGAGGTCCAGTGTAGCCAGTGAATCCAGTTCTACCTGTATATCCAGTATATCCTGTGAAGTTTCCAGCTCCAGTGTATCCAGTATAACCAGTAAATCCAGTTGGACCTGTATATCCTGTGTAGCCAGTTGTACCAACTCCAGTGTAGCCTGTGTATCCAGTGTAGCCAGTTGTACCTGTATATCCAGTATATCCAGTATATCCAGTTGGACCTGTGTATCCTGTGTATCCAGTTGTACCAGTGTATCCTGTTGTGCCAGTGTATCCAGTCGCACCGTTAGCACCGCTTCCAAGAGCAGTCCATGCTGGTACAGCAACTGTTCCTGATTGCTGATAAACAGCTAGACCATCCAAACTCTCAAGTATACACTCAAGAGCAAATAGACCAGCGTAAGCAGCTCCAGCGTAAGGAGGTCCTGATTTGATAGTTCCGAAAGTAATTAATCTATCCCCTGTCGCTTCTTGTTGTTGAATATCGACATTTGGGATTAAAGGGTTTAAATATGCCATGATTTTATAATTCTTATTTTAATAATTAACTTGTAATAATTGTCGTCTCTTGCCCAGTGTAAAGGTTGTTGAAGACCGCTTGAACTAAATCCTCAAACTTCTTTAAATCAGGGTCGTTACTACCCAATGAAACATCTTTTCGATATTTTATTGCGTACCGTAGATACCATTTATATATCTCACGATAATGCTCAGGTATAACTTGATACAGATTCTCAACTTTATCAATTTTCTTGTAGTAATCGATGTAGACATTGTTTCCTTGCATCGAGTCTGGAATGATTCGGTCGAAATATAACCTATTCTCAAACACCGTGTAGTAAACCGGTTGAGAGATGGTTGGATTTGACCACACCTGTGTACCAACAGGTATCGACCTTGTGACCCCAGTTACTCCAGTTAATTGATTAGTTGTTAAATCTACCCCAGTGTAAGAAATCTGCATCAGAGTTTGTGAATATGCAGTGGTGGCCACATACGCAACACCTGATGATGAACCACTGAAATCTCCTACACTGTCTAAGGTTATTGTTGAGGCACTGATTGCAACCGTGACTGTATTACTTCCGCCCATAACTGACCATGCAACCTGATTCCAGGTTCTCTTGTCTATATACCTCAAATTGTATGGTGTCAAAACATTTCCAATGAGGAATCTAGCTGCAAGCATCGACCTATCCGTTTCATTGAAGTCAATGTCATCAGGTAGGTCGACATAATTTGTTCCAGAGAGAACTCCGATTGGAAATTCAAATTGTTCTTGCCACGCATGGCGGATACCATATAATTTTCCTTCTGTGTATTTTCGAGCATCATCAATTGCAGATAGACAGAATGTGATATTTATTTTTGGGTCATTTTCGGAAACACCCATCGCTCTAAGCACTGGATAAATAAGTTCAGCTACTGATTTTGGATCATAAGTATCAACACTAATTGGGTCCGAATAACTAGATAAATCTCCAGTAATTGAATTTTTCCATTGAAGTTTATAGAAAGAAGTAACAAGTCCAGCAGGATGAAATACTACTGTATTTTGCTGAGAAACTTGAAATGTTGAAGTGCTAAGCACTGAATAAGCTCCACCACTTGTCGCAGACCAGGAAACAATAACTTGGTCGTAATTCAACTGTTTAACTGAATCCCCTCTAAAGTGAGGAAGAATTGTCGTGCCAACAACAAGATTGGTAGTCGTATGACTTGAAGAAATGACAATTTCAGCGTTTTCTGACCCTAAACTCGATAATAATACCGGAATCGAACTCCCTGAAGTGAAATCTGTAAAATTGTCTCCATTCAAGCCGTTCAATCCAGCTAAAGCGTTATCACTTAAAAAAGTAGCAACTTTGACATCCAATTGATTTGGTATCGTGATTGTGTTGCCAATGTTATGCTCTATTTTTATTTGTGGAAATTCAGACATATTGTTTATTGATTAATAAATGATACCATACTATTGCCGTAAGGTATGTATTCTAACTTAATCTTTTATT